GGCAATAGTGGCGACATCATTCGCGTTAACCAACAGACACTAGATACGTCCCAGAGCATGTCGGCTACTGATAACGGCAGTTGCACAGGCCCGTTTGCCATAGCCAGTGGGGTAACGCTAACCCTCGCCAGTGGCTCAACATTTAAGGTGTTATAAAATGTCAACATTAAAAGCCGACACAGTTACAGCCGCCACGACAAATGGCAATCTGGCTATCTCCAATCAGGGAACAGGCGGCATTGCTATCGACGGGATACCTCACCGTAATTTGATAATTAACGGCGAGATGATGATAGCCGCCAGAGGAGCCTCGTTTACTGGCCTCGGCGGCGTTGGCATTTATACGCTTGATCAGTGGCGGTGGAATGCCGCCGGTGCTGGAGAAGTTACTGTCACACAAGATACGGATGCGCCAACCCCTGCGGAAGCAGGAACAGATTTCAAGTTTTCACTTAAAATTGATGTAACAACGGCGGATGCGAGTCTTGCGGCCACAGATCAATATGCTGTTCACCAAAAAATAGAAGCGTTCAATACCGCACACTTGGGTTTTGGAGCGGCTAATGCCGCAACAATGACATTATCATTTTGGGTTAAGTCTCCAAAGACCGGGGCGCATTCTGTTGCGTTCAACAACTCTGCTTTTGATAAGACTTATTTAGGGTCATATACCGTAGATTCCGCCGATACTTGGGAGAAGAAAACCATCAAGTTTGTGGGAGATACGGGTGGTACATGGATTGGAGCCACTAATGGTATGGGCTTATCGGTGATGTGGACTTTGGCGCAGGGATCGAACTTTGATGGTACTGCGGGGTCTTGGGCCTCTGGTAACTTAAGAGGGGTTAATGGTGGTCCTAATTGCATGGACAACACAGCTAACAACTTCTACCTAACCGGAGTCCAGTTGGAAGTTGGCGCAACCGCCACTGATTTTGAGCATCGGGACATAGCCAGTGAGTTAGCCCGGTGCCAGAGGTACTTTTATCGGCAATCGGGTTCAACGCATCTAGCTACAGGCGTTCTTGTTTCTACCACGAATGCTTACGGACACATGGAATTTCCTGTCACAATGAGGGCTACGCCAACAAATGCATATGCTGTGGATTTGGCTGACTTTCAAATACAATCACCGGGAGTAGCGGCGGCTCCGACAGTTATGGCAATATCATATACGAGTAAGAATAGTGTCGGATTGTCTTGGACTAAGGCGTCAGGCGGCACCGCTGGCTATGCCTGTTCCATGCTTGGCGTCGATGGTACTAATTCGACTTTTGACTTTATTGCGGAGTTATAGGATATGAGTAATATTACAAACGCGATTTACACCAACTCTGACAACAATTCAATCAATGCCGACTTCGATGGTCAACCTCTGAGCATTCCCGTCGATCCAGACAACCGCCACTACGCCGAGATCGTGGAACAGGAAATAGAGATCGCTCCTTATGTCGAACCGGAGCCAACTTGGTACGACCTGATCGCGGCCACCGACAAGGAGATGCCACGCTATATGGAAGATTATCTAGATAGCGTAGGCGCACCGGAGAGTGGCCGGGTGAAGGACAACTATGACGCCAAGAAAATTTTGAGAGGACAACAGCCATGAGTACATTGAAGACAGATGCTATAACGGCTGTCACGGCAGACGCCGATCTCAGCCTAGACGGGCTGGGAACCGGGGGAGTTAGCATTGCTTCAACCCTAAAGATGACAAAGGGCGGTGATATAGCCTCGGCCTCTCCGTTAGTGATTGACGTTGATGGCAACTACTTCGATGTGACCGGAACGACAAACTTTGCCGCCATGACAGTTGAAGCCGGTAACTTCTTCATGTTGCAGTTTGATGGCGCTTTAACCATCACCCACGGCTCTGGGATCGAACTTCCCGGTGCGGCAAACCTGACTACCGCCGCAGGAGATAGGCTCATCTGCTATGCCACGGCGGCTAACACGGTTGAGGTCATGTCTGTGGAGACAGAGGCGGCGGCAAGTGGTGGTGGTGCTGGTAGCGCAAACCTCCTTTCAGAAGTGGCGACAACCTCTGGAACCACGGCTAGTTTTACTATTACCGCTGGCGTCAAAGCCTTTGATTTGTTGTTTGAGGATGTTTCTTTAGATGGCACAGAGAGATTGATGGTATTATTTTCTGATGCTGGTGGTTATGAGACAAGTGGGTATCTCACAGGAACGGCAAGAATTAAAGGAACTAGTGCGACATCTACGTGGAGCGACACAAACCAAGGATTTGTTACTAATCAAAATGTCGCCGCCGATATTGCCAACGGCTTTATGTCTTTCCGGCTTAAAGATTCCGCGACAAATATGTGGGTTTGCTCTTGGTCGATGCAATCCAAGACCCAAGATGGCGCTCAATTTGGCGGCGGTCGCAAAGCGCTATCCGCTGCATTAACAGCAGTTCGCGTTACCTCCACAGGAACCCCAGATGATTTCGATGGTGGTTCAGTAGCTTTAATTGAGATTGGATAAGAACATGGAAAACTTTGTAGCAATTGTTAAAAGTACGGACTCTAAGCTAGATAAATACCAAGACTTCAGTATTGAAGCCGATGCCATTAGTCACGTTGCGGCTCATGGTGGCTTCGTTGTCTCTAATCCCGGCGGTGGAACAAGCTACTGGGTAGTCGATGAAGCGGCTGAAACAGTCGTCAACAACCAAGCCCAAGCTAATGCAGATGCTCTTGCAACCAGTTGGGCTTCCCTTCGCACGGAGCGCAATGCGTTGTTAGTTTCCAGCGATTGGACTCAGGCTTCTGATTCACCATTAACAGATGAAGTTAAAGCTACTTGGGCAACGTATCGTCAAGAACTGAGGGACTTCCCAGAAAGTGCAGACCCTGCTAACCCAACGTGGCCTACGCCGCCCGAATAAGGAGAAAATAAGTGTCCGATCTCAAAGTTGACGGAATTATAGCTTCCACTGGCACCAACACGAACCTTACTCTCCAGGGTAAGGGGACAGGAAAAGTTGCTATCGGTGATGGAGCATTGCTGTTCCCTGACGCTGACGGAGATGCCGACCAAGTTATTAAGACCGACGGCTCTGGGACGTTAGCGTTTGTTACGCCAGCGGCGGCTGGTTGGAATATTATCGGAACGGAGACGACGAGTGGGTCAGGGACAGCTACCCTTGATGTTACTGGTTTGGATTCTACTTATGACACCTACGCCATTGCATTGAGCGACATTCTTCCCATTACCGATAATGCCATTCCTTACTTACGCCTTGGAGACTCGTCTGGAGTCGATTCAGGCGCGAGTGATTATGCTTGGTATGCGGTTGGTGACAATATTTCAAACACAACTTTTGCCGCTGGCGGTGCCGAGGACAATGCAGATGCTCAGATTCGGATGATGGATGATTCCAACTGGGGGGCGGTAGGCAATGCGGCTGGTGAGGGAATGGGTGGAATGTTTTTTCTCCACCAGCCGGGAGATGGTGTTGTTTATCCCACCATATCTGGTACTTGTATGTTCCTCAGTCCAGATAGCCCAACACGCTTCATCTCCACTCACATGGGCGGCGGCAGACATTCGGCAATTACAACAGATCGTGTCCAGTTCTTGTTCTCCAGTGGTAACATCGAGAGCGGAAGAATGACAGTATGGGGGATTGCTCATGCCTAGATTTATGTGCGTTATGAAACTTGACCCATCCGATAATCGGGTGACTAAGTATTGCGAACATCCCACAAAAGCAGAAGCGGATGCTCATGTCGCAAATCACATTGGCAATTATCCTGATGCATTCGTGCATGAAGACAGTGATGCGGAGCCTATCGTTGATGTGGCGGCTTGGAGGTTTGATCCAGCAACCAAAGCTGTCCTAGACAGAGTAACACGGCCCACTCCTACAAAGGATATGGCGAGACTCCGTGCAAAGCGTAATATCCTGTTAACCGAAACCGATTGGACACAATACAACGACTCGCCGCTAACAGATGAGGCAAAGGCTGAATGGGTTACCTATCGTGAGTCGCTTCGTGATCTCCCTGAAAACACCGACGATCCTGCTGATCCGACTTGGCCTACTCCACCGGGGTGATGACTGATGGCAAAAAAAGTTTCCTCTATCGAATCCAAATTAGCCACGCATGAGGCTGTCTGCGAGGAACGGTTTAAACAGATTTGCGCTAGGCTGAAGCGGCTGGAGACGATTGTAATGTC